GTGCTGCGCTTAAAGTATCAGATCCACCATCTTCCCAGTCAATGGTGATTTCACGCCCTACCTTTCTTTCGAGTACGTCAGTGTATTCTACGCTGCCAAACATTCCTTCCCAAGCTGAGGCAAAGGACTTATTTTTAGCCATTTGTCCATCGATATATTCCTTGGTGCCATCTTGGCGCAGTTGACCCACGATGGTTTCTGGTCCCATGTTCAGCGCACGAATCGCACTAGGATACAGTGAATTAATATCTAGTGAGCCAATCCATTCGTGTATGCCCTTCTTAGGATAGGCTACATAAGCACCTGCAGCCTGTGTGTCTATGCCATCACGATTCACACGATTAGGAACGATCATGCCACGCTTGTGTGCTTCGTTGATGATGGCCTGTTCTGTAACCGCCACGGCACCCATAGTGGTAGCCAACAGCACTGTGCATTCGTGCGCCAGTGTGTTAGCCAGGTCTAAGAACTTTAGTTTTTTATCTAGCTTGTCCAGCAGAGCAGTGTCTTGCCTGTTGTATTCTATGAATCTACGGAAGTCATTGTTGTACAATTGGTCTAAGGTGCCTTCATAAACAGTTTTGTTCTCACCGATCTCCATTTCACCGATGGCGTCCAGTCTATAGGTATGGCGTTCTTCATAGGTGTATTTGCGGTACAGTTCGAGGCTGTCTAGATGCACACGACCAATAAAGTCATAGGTCACAGCAGTTTTACCATACTTTTCGTATTCTCGCTTCTTGGGAAACTGATTCCATAGACAGAACCGTCGAGTATCTTCTTTGCTTAAGACTTTGGTAACACGATTCACCGTATATGGGATATCAAAGCCTTCTGAGTTCCACCCGCTGAGCACATCGACATCCTGGATGATGTCCAGGAACGTGTCCAGCATTTCTGATTCAGTTTCGAACAGCATGGTGTTAGGTATGTCTTCGACCTGACGCTTGGCTTCGGCCATGCTGAGTGTTTTAGGAGGTATAGCCAAACATATCATGGTCTCCATCCATTGTAGATACACAGCGATAGCAGTAATAGGCATGAATGCATCTTCTGGTGATGCATAACCGCGTTCTGGATCAAAGTCCACTTCGATGTCGAAAAATTCTACGTTAAGTTTGGGAGCGTCGGTGTTGAGATAATGATCTTCGAGGCAACGATATATGGGATTGATATCGCTTTCGTAGAGTTTTTTGTTGCTGTGTATGGCTAGTTCTTTGCGATGTTCTTTGACATTTTTTGAACTAACACGGCTTAATGGTTCGCCTTTGATTGATTGAAACTTGCCGCGGGGATCGATGTAATAAAAAACATGCCTTGCGGGATATTCTTTGAAATGTCTCTGACCTTTGTCATCGCGTTCGACCACACGGATGATGTCATTGTCGCGATCATAGAAAGCGTCTACGTAACTCATTTATTCTCCTATGCAATTTTTAGGCTTGCAAATACCAGTGTGCGGTTTATGGCCTCGCCTACCATCTACTTTTATTTAACTACTTAGCATTCTTACTAGACCTACTGTGTCTATCGTGGTTAGCAAGATGTAGTTAGCCAACATGCCAAATGATTTCCTAGTATAAGCAGCCCAAGCATATAAAGCACAGCCGAGAATCCAAACAGGATATAACATAAGTAGTGGAGGATTGGGGACTGTGAGCGCCATAGTGATCGAACATCCAATCGATATAGCCCATGCGATAATCTCCACCATAAAACGGAACGGGTTAGATCTCCAATCATCTCGAATCCAATCAAATGTAGGTTTTAATAATTCATTCATTCAGGTAAACGCTTTGTGACTCCGAGAATCATTTCGATTTCGTTCCACTCAGCTTCGTGATCTTTCCAATTGTCTTTGTGTGCAATACGAATTGCTTTGTTAATGATACTGGGTTTGACTTGTAATTCTTCAGCTACTGCTTTCACAGTTTCTTTTAGACCTTCTTGTAGATCTTCTACTTCACGAAGCACATTCGATCCTTCGCTGATCAATCTTTCTAATTTGGCCTTTTCTTCTGGACCATACATCTTTGACATATTATTCTCCTGTGTGATATGTTTGTTTAAAAATATCTGATTTGACTACACCGTAATCTCCGGCACCGTGTCTAACGATATAATCTTCGCCTTTGGTATAATTTAATGTTTCGCCCCAAGAAGTTTTTACTGACCCATCATGGTCTACTAGTTTAGCTATTTTGATAATCTTTTTAGGCGTAGCGATCCCATTTCCATGATCGTCTTTAAGTTCTGCAAATTTTTCTGGAGGAATTGGATACTTTTCACCTTTAGGGCCTGTCATAATGTAATAACCTTTTTTATATGAAACAGTCCCTTCTAATGTGTCAATACTTCCGTCCTGCTTGGCTATTTCATATTTTTCTTTGGCAGGTTTTTTATAAGTCTTGAATCCGGTTTGAAACCAATCGTCAGTTATTTTGATAGAACCTTCGATTATCTTAATGTAATTTTTAATTGGATTATTCATAAACCTCCTACGATAGAACTATTATACAGTCATAAAAAAAGCCAGTCAACCTGTGACTGGCTTAGGTTCACCAAACGGTTGAATTATTTTTGAGCTTCACTGAGCACGTCGTACATTTCAAATACACCGCCATTGCGCTCATAGATTAGACCAGCATAAAGTTCTGCCTTCATGCCTTCACCTAGTTTGCTGGCAGCTACACGAGTAGCCCAGTTAAACAGTGATTTGTCTAGAGGATCAATCTGTTGTTGGCCACCGCTTTCTTGTACCAACTGTACCATTTGTTTGAAACTTAATTTTGTTTCTACTGATTCTTTAACTGGACGCTTTTTGCCTTTAGGCATCATTGCACTTTCGTCTTTCTTTTTCCCACTGTTTGCTATTGCTTCTTGATCTCGCTTCATACGTGCCCAGGAATCTGCTTCTTCTTGATCTTTTGGAGCACGTTGAGGTTGCGGAGTATCTTTCATTCTGCTAGAAATGCTACCTATTAATTTGTCACGGGCTGATCCTGTTGACGCACGAGAACCTTCTTTAACATCTTTCTTGCCAAAGTATTTGGCCTGCTTGTCGCTCATACCTTTCTTAGCGCCGTCTTTTTTATCTTCGCCTTTCTCTCCAGCAGCTTTTTTCATTGGTTCTTTCTTGTCGCCGTCTTTGTCAATGTCTAGAAAGTCTGGTTTAGCACCTTCTTCCATTTTCTTTTTCTTGTCAGCTTTCTTTTTGTCAGCTTCGTCTTTCTTGGCTTCTACCATCTTCATGAATTTGCTTTTGAATTCAGGTTCTACACTTTCTTTTTTGGCTTTCTTTTTGGACTTAGGAGCATCTTCGTCATCATCAACTTCAGCTTTGCTACCGCCATAATTCTTACCAGCATGGTGTTTGACGCCCGTAGCGGTCTTTTCTATTGTGCCACCTGTAGAACTAGGTTTTTTATCACCTACTTTCATTTCTTCTTTGACATCTTCTTCTTTCTTTTTCGTGGCTTCAGCTACATAGCTAGTTTGCCCAGCTAGAACGCGAAGTTGTGCATCTTCGTTGAGTTGCACAGCCTGTGAAAGTACTGGTGCAGCTGGAGTCTTTGGTGGTGGATCCATGCTGTCTAGTTTGCTGATTAATGATTTGAAGTCCATTTTATAAGTTCCTTAACTTTTAAAGTCGTATTGTATTTATCTTTTTACCAAAGACCCGCCAGTTAGCAGATTCGTGCCTTTGAGATCTAGAGCGTTTTTGGCAGTTCCGTCTTTGTTTTTTGGTGTTTTTCCTGGTTTATTTTTGTACACGACACCTACAGCGATATTACCGGCACTGGTAGCACCGGCAGTAGCTGATTCTATGATTTCTTGTATTCGCATAGTATTATTTATTCTTTTTTGCACGGCCTGCTTTCATGTTAGCTAACCAGTGCGCCATACGGGCTTTTTCACCTGATGAGTTTTTAGCAGTTTTTCTTAGGCTACTAACACTGGCTTTGGTATTAACACCTGAACGTTTGGCTAGGCCTTTGCGC